ATCGGGCAAATCATCAAAGTTTTCAAACAATTCTTTGCACTCTGATATTGTTACCTCAATATCTTTTGCAAATAGCTCATTAACTCTTTCCTCAGATACTTCTGTGCCAACAGGTTTTCCATGTTCTTCATCCCACTCAGTTATGAGGTGGCCAATCCCTAGCGTAGGTAGGTTGAGGTGGTCTAAATACACGGACATTACTTTGCCCTCATCAGTTGCTATTTCTTCTCTTAACTCATCTATGTTCATGGTGTTTGCCTCATCAAACTATCTCTTCTAATTTGTCTACCAGCTATTGCTGCATCTGCTGGACTTAATCCTAATGCAGAAGCAACACCAGGATCTGTAACATCGATGCCACCAATGTTACTAATAGTGGCAGCGGGTTCGACA